GTTCATTCCTATACCTGGTTGAGAATCGGGTCTGCGTGACTGGTTGGACGGATCGTTCCATTCTGACTTTGCTTCTTCACCGATCTTACCGTCGATAGGGCAAGGTGTACCTGCGTCCATCATAGCTTGGAAGATTCTGCCATCCTGACACATAACAGATACAGCAGCAACCTTCATGCCCATATCGTATAGAGTCTTGGCGTTCTTCAGCTTCTCACAGTTCATATCTCTGACAGTGGATCCTGCCGAGATCCCTAAGATCTGCGTTTGTACAGCACCTGATACCCCGACCGTACACAGGTCAGAGTTTGCTGTATTAATGTTAGGGGAGATTGCCGTAGGAGGCGCAGTGATGACTGTGTTAGTCGAGTCACTGGTTGTCGTTACGGTACTTGTTGTGGTATTCTCTGTGACAATGGGATCATTTGTCGTTTCAGTTGTTTCTTCTTGCGCATGTGCTGCTGTAGTCAAAAACAACATCATTAAAGCAGCAAACATTTTTTTGAACATAGTGTTTGCCTTGGGTTAGTGAATGTAAACTATTTATAAAAAATAGATTGACAAACAGAGAATAATAATATATAATACCCTTCTAACTTTTGAACAAGGAGTATATACATGGCAGTTAAAGGCACAAAGCAAGGACACTCTAATCCACATAGTCGCACTTCAATCGGGAAGTCTCCAAACTCACGTCCGAAGAATAAACAGAAGCGTCGTCAGTGGAAAGCATATAACAAACAAGGGAAATAGTCAATGCCTTCAATTATGGATAAACTGAAAAAGAATTCTAAACTGGATTCTGAAGTTATCACCAAATCAAAATACTACGGCAAAAAAGAGCAGTCTCCTACAGATGTGCCTATGCTGAACGTAGCATTGTCTGGTTCTGTGGATGGGGGACTTTCTCCCGGTGTCACGATTCTTGCTGGACCTTCTAAACATTTTAAAACCAGTTTCTCTCTCAAAATTGCTTCTTCTTATATGAAGCAGCATGAAGACGCAGTGATGCTGTTCTATGATTCTGAGTTTGGTTCTCCGCAGTCATACTTTGAGATGTTTGATATTGACATGGAACGTGTCCTGCACTGTCCGATTACCAATATTGAAGAGTTGAAGTTTGATTTGACTGCACAGCTTGAGAATATCGAGAAGGGCGATAAAGTTATTGTTGTGGTCGACTCTCTGGGCAACCTTGCTTCTAAGAAAGAAGTCGAAGATGCTCTGAACGAGAAAGCAGTAGCAGATATGACTCGTGCAAAGCAACTGAAGTCTGTCTTCCGTATTGTTACGCCGCATCTGAGTATGAAAGATATTCCTTTTATTGCAATCGCTCATACATATGATACGCAAGAAATGTTTTCAAAGAAAGTTGTTTCTGGTGGTACTGGTCTTTACTACTCTGCAGACGATATCTGGATTCTGGGTCGGCGGCAGAATAAAGAAGGAACGTCTATCGTCGGATATGACTTCGTAATTAACGTGGAGAAATCTAGATATGTCCGTGAAAAATCCATCATTCCTATCTCGGTTACTTGGGAAGGTGGCATCGATGTGGGTTCTGGTCTACTTGATGTGGCTCTGGCAGGACAGTTCGTTACTAAACCGTCTCAAGGATGGTATTCGAAGGTTGATCCGGAGACCGGAGAAGTCGAAGACAAAAAATATCGAGCAAAAGAGTTGACGAACGACTTCTGGGATAGTATACTTACATCTGATCAATTTAAAGAGTTTGTAGAAGATAACTTTAAGATTGGCGGTAGTTCTAACATTGAAGTGGTAAGTGCAGATGAGCTTGAATAGCGAATTAAAAGAGTTTGAAGATTGGCGTCTTGTAGGCGTCAATGGTGCCAGTGTTGGCGAAAAGATTGTAGATTGGGGTGTTCAACTGCTGCGTGATGATGAATATAAAGATGTCATCCTCGTCTTTGGTGAAGTCTCTTTTAGTGAAGAGGGTGAAGAAGATACAGCAGAAATGAGTTTTGAATATAATGTATTCTATTCCCCTAATAAGGATATTGTCTCAGGAACAGAAGAGTTGAATAAGATTGCCGGAGATGTTATGGTTGCGGCTTTAGAAAAGTCTATTGAAGAAGGAAAGGCAGTATTTAATGAGCGAGAACCTGAACAAGACCATCCTACGATCACTCTTGACGAATGAGGAGTATCTCAGGAAAGTTGTTCCTTTTCTAAAACCTAATTACTTTGAAGGTCCATTGAAACTGATCTTCAGACAGGTTGCATCATTTGTAGACAAGCACAACACACTGCCTACTCTGGAAGCATTCCGTATTGACTTAGAACAGAATGAGAAAATCTCAGATGATATGTTCACAGAAGTCTCTGCTATGCTTCCAGAGATATTCTCTCCTGTAGATATTGACCCAGACTTTCTCCTAGAGAAGACAGAGAACTGGTGTCAAGAACGAGCATTGCATATTGCTATCATGGAATCTATTAATATCCTTGATGGTAAGAATGAGAAGATGACCAAGAATGCTATTCCTGAGATTCTTTCAGAGGCATTGGGTGTTGCATTTGATACTAATATCGGACACGACTATATCGACAACGCAGAGGATCGTTATGACTTTTACAATCGTGTAGAAGAAAAACTGCCTTTTGACATTGAACTGATGAACAAGATCACCAAAGGTGGTCTGCCCGATAAAACTCTGAACATTGCACTGGCAGGTACAGGTGTTGGTAAGTCATTGTTCATGTGTCATGTCGGCGCAAATGCGATGCTACAGGGCAGGAATGTGCTTTATATTACTATGGAGATGGCAGAGGAGCGTATCGCTGAACGTATTGATGCTAACCTGCTGGATATTCCGATTGATCAGTTGGACAAACTTCCAAAGACTATGTTTACTGAGAAGGTGAATACCCTCGCTAAGAAAACAGTCGGTAAACTGATTGTGAAAGAGTATCCTACAGGTGCTGCTCATGTCGGGCACTTCCGTGCACTGATGAAAGAGTTGAAACTAAAACGATCTTTTGTTCCTGATATTGTATTCATTGACTATCTGAATATCTGTGCATCTTCTAGGATGAAGTCTATGGGCGGAGCAATCAACTCGTACACTTATATTAAAGCGATTGCAGAAGAGTTGCGTGGTCTTGCTGTAGAGTTTGCTGTACCTGTTGTCAGTGCTACTCAAACTACTCGGTCAGGTTATACTAACTCTGATCCGGGTCTTGAAGACACCTCTGAATCTTTTGGTCTCCCTGCTACCGCAGATTTGATGTTCGCTCTAGTATCGAATGAAGAACTAGAACAGTCTGGTCAGATTATGGTCAAACAACTCAAGAACCGTTATAATGACCCTAACAAAAATAAACGATTTGTCGTAGGTATAGATAGGTCAAAGATGAGACTTTATGACGTTGAAGCGACTGATCAAACTCTCGTCGATGATGGTGTGCCTGTATTCGACAAAACTCCCTCTGGTGATAAATTTAAGGACTTTAAGATATGAACCAAACCGTGCTTCCTGTTGCTATTACATCTTCCATGATCAATGCGTATCAAGATGGAACAGGCAAGAAAATGTCTGCTGAAGATATTATTGCATACTGCGCAAGAGTTTCTAATCCATCCAATCAAGGCAATACAGAGACTAATGCTAAACTGTTGAAATACCTAATTGATCACAAGCATTGGTCTCCGTTTGAGATGGTTGATATGGTTCTTGAAATTAATACAACAAGAGATATTGCTCGGCAGATTCTTCGTCACCGTTCGTTTTCATTTCAAGAGTTTAGTCAACGGTATGCAGACCCGACTAAAGACCTTGCTGTTTATATGCGTGAGGCAAGACTGCAGGATACTAAGAACCGTCAAAACTCTATTGAAACTGATGATGTTCAACTTCAGGCATGGTGGGATGCGCAACAGAAATTTATGGTTACGCATGCAGACCGTATTTACAAAGAAGCAATTGAAAAAGGTATTGCTAAGGAGCAGGCACGTGCTGTACTGCCAGAGGGCAATATGCAGTCTCGTATGTATATGAAAGGTAATGTCCGTTCCTGGATTCACTATTGTGAACTGCGTTGTGGTAATGGCACACAGAAAGAGCATCGTGAGGTTGCTTACAAGTGTGCAACTATTCTGAAAGATCATCTACCATTCTTGAAGAACTGGTATAAGGAGTTACCTAGTGCCTAAAATATTAATTTCAGAATATTGGATTCAGGATAATGGTGGAATCGTTCGAGTATACAAGAACGGTTCTGCCTATGAATTGATTGCAGAAGATGAAGACGGAACTGTCTTTCTTGAGTCTAAAAATATTCGAACATTAAACTCAGCAGAAAATCGAGCAGAAGAAATTGCTCTCTTGGTATAATGGATAGAAAAGAAGCTGCACGTTTGTTCTGGTCAGTCAAAGGGTATTTGTTGCCCGATGACTGGTCAGATGAAGATGTTGAGGGTATGGTACGCAGTTATACGAAAAGAGTCTGGCATAATCATGAAGCCAATGATGTAGGGTTTGAAGAAGCATGGGCGGAGAAATATAAAATTAAAAACGATAGTTGAAAAAATATGAAAAGGAGGGTTGACATTGCCCTCCTTTTTTATTATATTCTATATGTAAGTTGATGAAGGGACGGATGATGACTCCAGGAGTGTTTAAAAATCGCTATATGAAGAGTAATCTCTTTAAAAAAGAAATTTCTAAAGAAAATTTGGAACCATTAGAAGTTCTTTCTAAAACTTTGGTAGAATTTGACGAGTTTTCTACTGATACTAAAAAGATGTTAAATTATTGTCTACTAAAACTTCCTGCAAGGGTAGAACGCACTATTCGTCTTAGATTTTTTTATGGTATGACTCATTTTGAGATCGGAGTTAAGTTAGGCGTAACCTCCAAACGTATTTGGCAACTGGAAAAGAAAGGTCTACGATTAATGTCAGAAACTTTACAAAAACAATTTAATGTCGTGAAAAGTAATATCTAAAACTTTACACGATAGTTGAAAAAAAGGGTTGACTTCTTATCAGTTGACCCCTATATTAAGTATGTAAGTTGATGAAAGAGAGTTTGCTATGTCTAAGATGAAGTTTCGGTTTGCTGTTAAAAATGCTGTTCACGTTGAAGACTCTATGAACCTGCGCACTATGTGCATTGATTGGGAAGACGTTGCCCGTGAAGTTAAGCACTACAATAACTACGGTATTGACTATGTGATTGAGGAATATATGGATGGTCCTTTCTGGACCAAAGAGTCTTGGGAACAATTGGGGCGTGGAGAATAATATTATGACGCACTATATCGTTGAACACTACCTTTCTCACAATGACAAGTGGCTTGAGGTGAAAACTCTTTCCACTTTATCTGAAGCAGAAGAGTATCTGATTGACCACTTCGACAAAACTGCTGAAGCATTGGATGAATCTGATGCTGGTGATATGTCTGTTGAAATTCTGATAAAGTCTTTGAAAAAGAACTATCGAATCACAGAAATGGAGGTTGCTTGATGGAAGAACAAAAAGACAAGCATCCTTGGGTGCCTAAGACTATGCTACTGTTCTGTATGGCAGTCGCACTTGGTTTCATTATTGTAGGAGCATCACTATGAGTGATTTTAAGTTTATGGAAGATGACCTGACTAACCGCATTGGTGAGTTTGGCGCAAAGCATTTCGGCGTTAGTGTTGAAAATGTCGCTCTCGATGACAAACTGTTTGCGGCAGCAACTCGATTGTTTTGGGATCACTACTTTGACAGTGAGGTGGAACTGTGAGTATTCGCAATCAACTAATTATTGTTGGACTGCTGAGTCTTTTTGTAGTAACACCAATTTTAGTGTTGACTATGGGTCTCTATGGTCTTATCATTAATGCTGTCTGCACTTTGGTAATCTTTGAAAAATACTGGAAGTATGTTTAATGTTCACATGGAAAAAAATCTATAAGTCTGAAGAGTGGTTTGAACAGCAAGCCACAGAATGGGTCTTTGATTATGTCTGTGAGTTTTACGATGTCGAAGACATTGAAGACCTGACAGAAGAACAGATTGACGAGATTGTTCAATATCGTGAAAATGATCTGAGCGATTATAGTCCTATGCAAATGGGGTTCTCAAATATTATTAATCAGTGGGAGGATGCTCAAGATGAGTAATCAACGTTCTGGGCGCACCTATCGTGCAGCTGCTAATGACAACAGTGGTATGGGGACATACCTTTTCTTCAAGACTGCTGTAGAAGCATTGAATGAAGCGGGGTATGAAGACCCAGCATTTTATTTTGAACAGATAGTGGATCATCTGCGCAGTGGTGGTTCTCTTCCTAAAGACAAACGTGAGACTGAAAAGGTCTTGGGTTTGTAATCTTACTGCGTGTTCTTTTTTGTTTGTCATTAAACTAGGGGGGCTTGTCGCCCCTTCTTTTTTATGATATAAATATTATATCAACTAAGAGAGAACAATGGCTTACGATTTTTTTCCAAAAACAGAAGATGAAATTGTAAACAAGTTAGGCAGCACATTCCCGACTGAGAATCTGTCTGACATTGTTAGCGTATTTTCTGTTTTGAAAAAGGAATTTAAATCGTTTGAAACTCCTATTAACATTGACCTCAAGAAACCAAGTATGGTCAATGTCAGCAGAGCATTGCAGGGAGATATTACCATACCAAAGTTGAAGTCTCAGGCAAAGACTAAAAAGATCAATATGAAGTTTGGTAATGGTTCTTCTGGTAATCGTGGTGCAGCTAACCGTGGTAATCTTTTTGAACCACAGTTTGCTACAGCACTGATTGACTGGTATGAAGGTCGTCGAGTAGGCGACGCAAAACTTCTTGCTGCCATTGAAGATATGGACAAAACCTATAGTATTCGTAAGTCTAAAAAGTTCAAAGTGAATCTGGAAGGTGCTGAGAACACCAGAAGACCATTGGTCTTTGGTTCTAAGATTTATTTGGACAATCCAAAAGGGCAGGGCAAAGATGTAGGCAAGTCTGTAACTGACATTACGCTGGATTTGGATAGCGGACCTGTTTATCTCAGTTTGAAACTTGGAACAACTACGACGTTCTTTAATGTGGGCGTGAAAACTATTCTGACCAAAGCAGAGATTCAAAAGGAAGAAATTACTAATCCTAATGGATTGAAACTATTAAGTTTGTTTGGTATCGACCCTCTTACTTTTTCTCGAGTGTTCAATGGAACACTTGAAGCAGGATATTCTGATCAGAATGTTCAGTATAATCCGTTGATGATGAAAGAATTGCTGGAGAGCGGTATCGGTCATGGATACCATATTATTCACAAGTTGTCCGGCAAAGTTGTCAGCAAAGAAATGAGTGAACGTGCGATGCAGAAAGCAGCAAAAGTCGGTACACTGACGACTTATTATGGCGGTAAAACTGGTACAGGTAAACGTATTGATATGGAGTTTGCTTCACCAACATACAAATTTAAAATAAATATTCGTGATACGCAAGGTGGAGATGGATATCCTACCCGTATGATGTGTGACTTTACTTACGTTTAGAAAATCAAATCATATAAATATATCTAAAATAACTTAATCTTATGGGATAACTGATGGCTAATAGATACTTTGACAATTCGCAATTAGCAGAAGCAATTCGTATTGCCAGTGGCGATACTAAAGGCGTATCTCATATTAACAAGTTTGGATTTGGTGGAGCAACTACTAATCCCTATACTGTATGGGATGGTGATAGTAATTACCCCTATCCAAGCACTGCTACTACAGCAACAGTAACAACATCTCTTGCTGATTCTGGATTTCAGGTTTTGGTAGAGGGGTTGGATGCAAATTATGTTTCTATTACAGAAACTATTACTGGCACTAGCTCTGGCGCAACCGGGACAGAGGAATTTCTCAGAGTATTCAGAGCATCTTTAACAAATCAAATTGGGGATTCGGATAATAATTCTGATATTACCATTCGTGTTGACAACAAAGACGCCGCTATTATCACAGCAGGTGAAGCTCAAACACTTATGGCAGTCTATACAGTTCCTGCAAATAAAACTGCATATGTGAAGCATTTGCATGCTGCGCCAACTAAGAAAGATAATGATACAATTATCACTTTGAAAGCAAGACCCTTTGGTGGTGTTTTTAATACTAAAGGTAAATTCGCTTCTTCTGGTGATACTATTCATTATGACTACCACGTTCCAATCAAATTTGAAGAGAAGACTGATATTGAAATCAAGGCAGAAAACCAAGCTGCCTCTGGGTATATCAGCGCATTGTTCGATTTAATCTTGCTGGATAACTAATGCAGTCTTTTAAATCTTTTTTCACAGAACAAAAGAAAAAGGGATTTTACCTTCAGTTTGCAAGAACTAAAGGATACGATGTGTTGCGTATAAATCGTTCTGGAGACTTGCGTTGGGCAGAAGTTCGTGGTAAAAAGGGATATGAAGGTCATGGGTATGATCCTAAAGACCCACTACATAAAGCATTAGATGGATTAGGTAAAGCAGTAGACCTTGGCCAACTTACAGCAGGAGATACTGTGACTATCAATCCTAGACACCCAGACGCAAAGAAAGCATTTGCTACAGCAGAAAGAATTATGAAGTCATGATTTCGTTTAAGCAATTTATCAACGAACAGAAGAATACTCACATGA